TACTAGATGGCTTTGCCTGTGCATGGCAACGTGCACCGTATGGCTGGAGCATTTGTGGGTCAGATGGTTCATGGTCATACACATGGAAAGAGTTGTTAAAAGACCTTTACCCACAAGATAGAGAACACCTACAAAAGACTGCTATCTGGACTGAAGCAACTAAAGATGTGGGTCAACTTCCCCGTATCATATTTGTCCCAGGAGAAGAGTTAATTGAGGAGGATGAGGAATGATTCATTGTTACTCCTGCGGGGGAAGTTTTAGCGCGAATACGGGTGCTGATTTGGATAAGTGCATATTCTGCGATAGTGTGGACTTTGTAAAAGAGACGACTAATGGGGGTTCGGATAATGGTTGAGGTAAAAGAAGCACGTCAGGTATATGAGGCCAAGCTGGGTACGCTTAGCTTTACCCGCGGTAAGTTTGATGATTGGTGCGTCCACGTAGACGGTCACTATGTACCGCGCTTTCCTAAAGATGACTGGTACTTTATGAAGCTTCAAGCATTCAAAGAGGACATGGGGGAGTCCGTATACGATGATTTTAAGACGCTATACAGCGTAACTCGTAAGGATGTAGAGCAGGACGTCTTTGACTGGATTAAGGCTAAAAGCGCGGACTACCCTAACCCACACGAGTTTGAGGTGGTATTCGCTGTTCTATATATGACAATGATTGCAGAAGAGAACAAAGAGGGTGCTATCCTCAAAAAGCGCATTAAGCGCCTAGGAGTGCATCAAGTACTCGTAGAAGGTATGCACTTCAAAGAGGCGGCTAACTGGTCTCGCGGTAAGCCTTCAATCGTCATAGCCAAGGAGTGTCACGCTAGGGGGTTTTAACTCCCTAGCGCTTTATTATTTTGTCATAATTGCGGTATGCCTGAAAACCGTAAAGATACCTTTATCAATAGCCTTGGACTTAAAGGCGTGGTTCAAAACGCACGTCTTCGCCCTGATAGCCCTGGTCAACTCCCATGGGCTAGAAACTATGATATTGGAAGCCCTCAAGAGTTAGAGCGCGGGACTACAGGTAACTTTGGGCGCTTATTAGGAACTACCCATACTCCAGAATCTAGTGAATTTGAAGAGCTGACTAAAGGTCAACAGCAGTTGCCCTTGTGGCAAGAAGGGCCTGCCACTGTGGCTATGCACTTCGGTAACTCAGGGCCTAGAACATCTTCAGCCGCATTAGGACAAATGATTGAAGACGCACGTAAGATTACTGGACAAAACCCTGTTCAAGACGAAGAGCGCTCAAGTTATGGAGACGCTGCTGCTAAAAGTCTTGGCGTAAAAACTGATGGAGTTACCTGGCAAGGAGAAAGCCCAGAGCACACCGACTGGAGAGTACGTCACAATAGGTCCACCATGAGGGAACATCGTGATGACCCAGGCATTAAGTATACTTTTGAAGATATTGCCCCCGAAGAGCTAGATAAAGGGTTTAATACCGTTATGCGCGCGGCGGCTACTGCTAAAGGCAAGAGCAAAGCGGTTCAAGTACGCCCTAAGGAAGATAATGCTGCTCAACGCCAATTACCTTCTCGTCAATTCTTAGGAGTGCCTTCGGTACAGAAAACTCTATTCTAATGAGATTTAGTACGTGGCTATTTGAACAGATAGAGGATGTTGGGCCATTTTCCAAGATTGCAAAGGTTTGCTGGGATGACGTTAACAATGGATGCGGAGTAGCAACTTTCACAGCATCTCAATGGGCTGACCACTTTATATTAAAACACCCTGTGAAATCGCGCTTACTAGTAGAGATGCTCTTCACCGCAAACGATGAGTTCACTACATATAGACGAAAACTTGACGCCTGACACAAGAGCTTGTAGAGTTCTGCCATGAGAACTTTAAAACATATATTCGCAAACGGTGAGCACAACTTCATTCTAGAAACAGGTGAGAAGACTGCTCTAGGAACTCCTGCGGGTGTGTGGGCGTCTTACACCCCGCCTAAGGGCAAAAACCCAGGCGTAGTCATGATGCTCTACTCCACAAAGGAATCTCGTACCTATGTGCCCCATGTATTAGGGGCGCTAGGTCTACACTCACTCCGTACCTACGGTGAGATGCCTGAAGGTTCCCACAACCTATCACCGCACAGCTTTGGAATTCAACAACGCCTAGCAAAGCTTTTGGGGCAGCTTCCTGCTTATTCTGCGGTTAATTACGAGAACTGGTTCGACAGTCTAAATTACGTTAACGCATGGTCAAAGGGACTTCAGTCCGTACCGTGCGAGGATTTGACGTATGATATTGACAACGGAAAACAGTTCGTTCTTGATGTAGTGTCTGGGCGCGCTGTACTATAGATAGGTGCTCTCATGGCTCGAAATGCCCAAGATTTTATTAACGGAACTTTCGGAAGTAACTACGGGGATACGACTAAATACCTCCATGGTACAGGCGAAAACGCTCTAGGAACCCAATCGGGAGCAACAGTAAAAATAGAGCATCCTCATACCGAGTACACCACCCATGCTGACTATGATGATTACAATAGCGCAGACGAACCTGAAGCAGGTTCGGCTCGCTTTGAAAGGCATGTAAATAGGCACGAAGGCGACCAGTTTGATGACAGTGGGCGCCAATTTAAAGATACAGGCCAGCTCCCCCTATTTACTACACGGCACATCCCACCAGTACTTAGCTACATGACTGCCACTAAAGACGCAACACCGCAAGCTATGCAGACCGCCGCGCATGCCGCAGAGGAGACTCGCCGTAGATTTGGAGAGCGCCCATGGGCCTCTAGCAATACTTCAGAGCACTCTACCCCTATGGTTAATGCTGGAATTAAAAGCGGTATTATTAAGGGCGTAATCGGGCAAGCCGCAGGAGAGAAAGCTACAGCCTCGAACGACATGGGCTGGGAAAATAGTTTAAGAGACATGTCTAATGCTAGAGGCGAGCATGCTTACGAGTTTAACGACATTCCAAAAGATGATTTTAAAGGCACAGTCGGCTACTCTGATTGGAGTAGGCATGACCCAGCTGTTGTTAAAACAGATTTTGATAACATCAAAGAAGAACTTAGAGCTAAACACACCTCAGGACAGCCAAATCAGTTTGAAAATGTTCCGCTACCTGGAATGTCCAATGCTAACGACTTTAGTCCGAATCCTTGGAATAAGGGAGAAGTGTGATGAGTGACCCAGCATGGGGACGTTCTAAAGCAGAACGCGCTTTAGGTGAGCACTTAACACCTAAAAAGAAAGTAAAGCCCGCACAAGCGCAAGACCTTCGCCGTGTGCAGACAGGTCAGTTCGATGGCCCACGTGCTTCTTACGGCCGCTATAATGTTTCCGAGCAATCAGCGGATATTCTTAACCGCTCTAAGCGCAATATGGATATGAGGTAACAAAGTGTCATTCATGCTACCAATAGCAGAAGCCGCAGAGGGTGCTGGCGCTAAAGCCGCCGCCGAGGGCGCAGCTTCTATGGGTGAAAAGGATAAGTCTGTAAAGAACGAGACCTCAGGGGATATGGGTCGCGTAGAGCAGATGGAAGTCGGAAGAAACGAAGGACAACCAGAAGGCCGTACAGGTACACCTTCTCTAAGCGTCGCAGACGTGACAGGACCAGTGATGTAATGGCTAGCTCACCAGCATGGGAACGCAAAGAAGGAAAGAACCCTAAGGGCGGATTAAACGCTAAGGGCCGAGCTTCAGCTAAGGCTGAAGGCCATAATCTTAAAGCTCCAGTTAAAGCTGGGGATAACCCACGTCGCGCCTCTTTCCTAGCGCGTATGGGTGGAGCCCCTGGACCAGAGCATAAGCCTAACGGAGAGCCTACCCGTTTACTTTTATCCCTACAGGCGTGGGGCGCTTCATCTAAAGCAGATGCTAAGAAGAAAGCTGCGGCTATCTCTAAGCGCAACGAAGGGAAGAAAAAGTAATGGCGTCTCCTTGCTGGGCTAACTATACTCAATTTGGCATGAAAACTAAAGATGGTAAGCAAGTCCCTAACTGTGTTCCAGAAAAGAGTAAGTAATGGCCGAGGCTAAGAAGTTTGGTCCATACAAGGGTAGTGACGCTAATGGTGGAAGAAGCATCTACGTATATAAGAAAAAGGTAGACGGTAAGTGGGTAACCACTTCCAAGAATAAAGCTCGTGCTGATTATGAGTCTGAGAACGGTAAGATTAAATCTAAGAACAAAACCGTTGACCACAAAGACAACAATCACAATAACGACTCTAAGGGCAACCTTCGTATTCTAGATAAGGGCAAGAACACCGCAAAGGAAAATAAACGCCGTGCGGGTAAAAAAGAAAACGAAAAGTAATGCGAATTCATAGCAAGTACGCCTACAAAGAGCAATTCCCTAACCGCGGAGCATGGGACGTCATTCATCCTTCCTATTTAACTATAGGTGGCAGCGGTATTGTGGGAAACTTTGGCGCAGAGTCTCCTATGTCAGCTGCACCAACTGGAGAACCTGTTGAAGGCGTTAGCATGAATACTGGTATGGGCGAAGCCGCAGGTGCCGCGCCTACATATGGAGGCAGTGGAATTTAAGTAAGAGTTACCTTGTTTAAGTACTACAACTATCTAAGGGAGCGAAATGATTACCACAGTTGAGCATAGAGAACTAACCCTACAAGACCGTTGCGATTCATGTGGGGCCGCGGCTAAGGTTGCCGCTACCTTCCTTTCAGGTGACCTGTTATTCTGCGGGCACCACGCCAAAAAAGCTAGTTCCACCCTTGAAGCGCAAGCGGCTTCCGTTTATGACCCAGAAGGTGTCTTAAACTAAGTGGCCTCTACGGCTGACCGTTACACCTGCGAATGGTGCAAGAAAGTCTATGTCGTAGCCTCTTTAGCCCGCCATTGCGAGCAAAAACATTTAAACTCAGAGGATGAGTAAAAGAGCCATTGATTTAGAGCATGCTGATGTTATCGGCGGCATGGTCAAGCAAAGTCTTTATCACAAAGCGTCTAAGGTAAAAAAGAAAGCTGCTGGTAAGGCTTCTGGTAAAAAAGATGAAAAACCAACTAAAGCAGAAAAACCAACTAAATCAGAGAAGCCAACTAAATCAGAGAAGAAAGAAACCCCAACACAAACTTCTACGCCCCCTAACCCTAGTCCATCTAAGACTACCGAGACCCCTAAGCCTACCGCTAAGAAGACTTCTAAAAAAACTACTGAAAAGAAGTCATTCAAACCTGAGCCAGTAACTCGTGGCGACAACCCTACACACGCGATTAGTGCGGATACAGGCAAGCCTGTAAAGCTGTCTGAGGCTCATAAGAAGAATATTGATGCGTATAACGCGGGTAAGAGCTCTACTCCAGCGGTTAACCTAGAGGAAGGCATGTTCACGCCTCGCCAGTTCACCGTGACCGACAACCGTTCTAGCGCAAAATGAAGAAAGTAAAGAAACAGGTAGCCCCACCAGCTGCCCCAATGGTCCCTGAGTCTCGTAATGAAAGAGACCGACTGACTCGAACCATTGCCCCTATCATTAAAGGCCAAAAGACCAACGCCACACAGTGGGATAGATGGACGCCATGAAGCGTAAAAAAGAGTTTAAAGAGGCAGTATTTAAGCCTATGCAGATTAAAGACTCTAGATTCGGGCTTCGTAAACTATTTCAGAATACAAATGAAAGTCCAAGTATCGCTACGTACAGGCAGCCAGGAAAAGGCGTCTCAGGAGAGCATTTAAATTAGTCTATTCTAATGTAAAATAAACAGTATTCTGAAGGGAAGTCCATGACAGCTACGTACCCAACACAGGTCAAAACCTTTAACACCCACAACACTCTTGATGTTATCAACGCGGGTGACCCAAACGCTATTCAAGACGAGGTTGTTGCCCTTGAGAGCACTGTAGGGGCTAACCCTACCCTGTCTACCACCCCAGCCACTACGGGTTGGAACGGAACTTCATACACTTATTCAACGGTAAGCGCTCGTATCGCCAACGTGGAGCTGGGCGTAGTCGGAGATTCTCATACTCAATACCTACGTAAGTCGGCGGATTCGGCTAACGTTATCACCCCAAGCGCAAATAACATCAAGGCTGCTGTGTTCAAAGCTGCAAGCGGACAATCTGTAAACCTTGTTGAATTTCAAAACTCATCTGGAACACCTGTCACCTATATTGATTCTAATGGTAACTTGCAGGGGTTCAGCGTATCTGGAACCATAACTATTGGCAGCACTGCCATTTCCCTTAATGGCACAGCCACAACCATCGCTGGTTTGACGCTTACAGCGCCTGTGATTAATAACGGAACAATCAGCGGAGCTACTTACGTCACCCCTCCTAATAGCCAAACGGGAACGACTTACACAGCCGCGGCTATTGATGCCTATTCATTTACGCTTCTCAGCAACGCTGCAGCTATCGCGGTGACAATCCCGCAAAATAACTCTGGAACTAACGGTTTCGGAGCAGGAACACAGCTTAACTTTGCTCAAATGGGTGCGGGACAGGTGACCATCTCTGGTGGTACAGGGGTAACCCTTCTTTCTACTGCGGCCACCCCAGCAGCGCCTAAGCTTAGACTTCAGTACAGCGTTGCAACAGCTGTTCAAACAAACGTAGCCAATACCTGGATAGTCACGGGGGACATAGTTTAATGCCTAATTTCTTTGGGATTGTAGCTTCGTCTCTTGCTAAAGCTTTAGCGAGCGTGTTAGACACGTTTAACAGAGCTAATAATGCGTCTTCTTTGGGAACCGCTGATAATACGGTCGCCCCTACGGGTTCTTGGTCTGTTATTAGAGGCTCCTGGGGAATCGCGTCTAACGCCGCTAATAGTTCTACCGCCGCTTCTTCCTACCCGCTAGCTACGCTTAACTTTCAAAGTAATACAGTAACCTTAGGCGTAGATAACATCGGTCCAGGTGCTGGTACCGCTTTTTGGGTCACTGATTCTGGAACTTGGTGGGCTACTTATGTAGACGCCACACGGTCGTGCTCAACATGCTACAACGGTTCTAATCCAAACTACACTACTTGCTACAACGGCTCTAACCCTGTGTACGGTACCTGTTATAACGGCTCTAACCCAATCAATGGAACTTGTTATAACACATCTAACCCAATTAATGGAACTTGCTATAACCCGCCTAACTACGGCACCAATACTTGTATTAACATCGGATACTGCTATAACGGAAACGCTTACACCTGTGTTACTGGGTATAACACAGCTAACCCTTACACGTGTGTTACGGGCTACAACACGTCTAACCCTTATACGTGTATAAAAAGCTATAACAGCTCAAACGCTTACACGTGCGTAGCTGGCTACAACACGTCTAACGCCTATAGCTGTAGCTGCGTTACTAACAACTCAGTCAATCTTATAAAGTCTATAGCTAGCACTATCAGCACCGTAGCTACTTTCACCATGACCGCCACAGTCTTAGGTCTAAAGACCCTAATAAATGGTGTGACAGGGGTCATCACTGTGCGTGGGTATTCCACAACAGGATACACTACTCAAATTGGAACAGACCAAACAGCTACCGCTACAGGGTTTACCGCCAAAAATACCCATGGTATTATCCTCGGACCAACTACGTATAGCGCGGCTCAAACCGCTAATATTGACAACTTCCAAGTTAACTAAAGGACTAACATGCTGAAACAATATACGAAGTATGAGATAGAGAAAAAAAGGTTTCGTAAGGAAGCTCGACGTAAGTTCATAGATGATGTGGCGCACAAGCTTGGGCTTCACTTTCACTGGATTAGAGACCTACAAATAAAAAAGATTCTTGACCAAAACCTTGCCCCTGACACCTCAACTGTCACCGAGCGAATCGCTTTTGTAGTTAATGAAGAAGTAGTAGAGGTTATGTTCTGCCAGCCTAAACTTGCGGCTATTCTATTAAGCAACCCAACTATACTTGATGTATCATCAGACAAGCTAATACGACCTGGATATAAGTACAAAAACAATAAATTCATAGCCTAGGAGCACTATATGAAGAAGGTAAACTTCTTACTTGACCGACACTACTCGTTGCCTATAACTAGCCCAGTACCCGCCTCATCCTTGCTGCCTAAATGGCACCGTGAGGGGGAGATGTACATAAATAAAAATACAGGGCTTTTGCATATAGCGGATGAGTCGGAACGTGCGGCTGGAATGCGCTTGTGTATGCCTTTCTTTGACTCTTTAAGCTCAGGGTTTTTCCTTACTACTTGGGCTGACATAGAGATAACTAGAAATGATGGACTTGCTATAGAGTGGCAGTACATTGAAAAAAATGTTAAAGGTGTTTGGATTAAAGCAAAAGATGATTGGGATATAGTAAAAGAGCGTCAAGGAGATATTGGCTACACAATCCCTAGACCTGCTGGTCACGCCACTAACCACATGGTGTGGAACTCTAGGTGGGGTTGGCGCCTCCCTAAAGGTTGGAGCATGCTTGTTACTCACCCTCTAAACCAACATCAATTACCGTTTACTACTTTATCCGCGATTGTAGACAGCGATAGATTTGCTTCTCATGGAAACATACCTTTCTTCCTGCGTGAAGGCTGGACAGGGATTATTGAGAAGGGGACACCCTTTGCCCAACTAATTCCTATTAAGCGCTCTGATTGGTTTATTGATACAAAAATTCAAGATGAAGAGGCGCTGTTTACTGCCCGTAGCGCTAGAGAAGTTTCTTATGGTTATTATCGGTCTAAATTATGGGTGCCAAAAAAATACAAAAAGGAAGACAAAAATGGGTCTATTTAAGAAGTCTAAGTGGGACAAGCGCTCTTCTGCTGACCCTTCAGATTTGGGAACTATTGACTTTTTATTAACTGAAACAGATGAGAGTACTTCTTACGTAGAAGTTAAAAAGGCCATTGAAGTTATACCTGACTGGTATAAAGATTTAGCGCCCAGGCGCATAATTAGAGAGGGAGACCTAAAAGACGACTTTACTATTAAGCGCTGCATTCCAGTCTTAGACGCGCTTACTACTGGTTACTATCTAGTTACTAAGTACGATATCACTTTTAAATATGACGAGGAACGGGGTTGGTGTGATTTAGAGGGTAACTTCAACCCCAATAAGCCAGAGGTTAGCATGCACCCTGTGCAACAACTAGGTAGCATGCCTTTTAGTCCAGAGTTTTCTAAGTATGCTTATAAATGGGATAACCCCTTCACCATTAAAACTCCTCCTGGTTATAGCGTCATGTTTACGCACCCAGTAAACGCCCCATATCTTCCCTTCTACACGCTAAGCGGCGTTGTAGACACAGATATGTATTTTCAACCTGTACTGTTCCCCTTCTTATCCAAAAATAACTTTAACGGCGTACTGCCCGCTGGAACACCTATTGTTCAAATTATCCCCTTCAAAAGAGATGATTGGAAGTCTGAGGTCTACACAGATGGGATGTCCAGGGAGTACGTACTCAACAGAAGTCAAATTAGTGAGGCTTATGAGAGCCAAAGGTACGATAAAGACGGCAATGCCATGGGTGGTATGTACAAAAGGGACTACCGTAAAAAGAAAAAGTATTTATAACCTGAATCCGCAATTTAAATCTGTAAACTATAGTTAAGCTATAAGGAGGCTACTCAATGTCTACACCCGTCACCGCTGCCCCAGGGTCTGCACCAGTTGTACCTGTATCACCCGACCTACCGCGGGTCGCTGTAATCGTAGGCACAGAGGTCGCTGAGGTTATGGCTGTTACTGAGAAGGCAAGAGCAGCTTTTCTTAGCAACCCTACTTTTGTTGATTTGGGCTTTAATCCAGAGCGTATCGCTGATGGAGACCAATACGACCCAGCTACAGGTAAATTTACTAAACTAGAAGAGATTCTACAGAAGCAAGCAGACGAGGCCGCCGCGGCTGCAGCTGCTAATACAGCCACAGCTTAATTAGGTAGGTAATCTATGTCTGATTACAAAAACAAATGGGAAGAGTACAAAGCCAAAAACGGCGCTACTCCACTTGACCTTTTTAAAGTGCGTGACCAAAACATCACCCATGCCGAAATGCAGCGTCGCTACGACATCTGTAAGGGCTGTCCTATGTTCGTAGGGCTAACTAAGCAGTGCCGTGAATGCGGGTGCTTTATGGGGATGAAGGTTAAAATTGATAAGGCTAGATGTCCGCTAGGGCATTGGGAAGCCTATGAGGGTGAGCCTGAAGAGATAGAGTTGGATAATCCTTCAGAGTAAAGCCTGACAGTCTGCTAATCCTATTGGAGAATAGTGATGTGCGTCTTTTGGCGCGCTTTCTCTAGAGAATAGGAAATACCATGGCAAGAGATAGTGGGTACAAGCAAGTACCTAGCGGCAATATTCAGACTGACTTTGTATGGGGCAACATGGCTCCTCAGACTAACATTGACCGTGGCGTTGGAACCCCCGCATACAATGCAACTGGCGGAGGAACTGGCGATAAGGCGTGGGGAACCACAACAGATATTCAGAGCGGACAACTGGCTACAAACGACATTTCTGTAACCGCTAACCAGCTCACACTCAAGGCATTCGCAGATAGCCACGTTAACTACGTCGGCAACTGGGAAGCTTTCCCAGGCTACCAACAGATTGTTGGTTGGGGCGATAACAACCCAATCACTTCCTCTGTAACTGGTGCCTCTGTAAGCGGTTCGGCTACTACGCCAACAACCGTAACTTACACAACCATCCATCCTTTCGTTGTTGGACAGCTTGTTACCATCACAGGGCTTTCAAACTCTGTCTACAACATCTCAGGCGTAATCGCATCTGTAACTGCTGGTACATCATTCACTCTTGTTGTACCAAGCTCTGTAGTTCCTAACAACACAGCTACCTTGACCACTCAAACAGGTACAGCAACTGTCTACTACAACACATCTACCCTTACAGCCGCTTCTGGAAACGGAACAACTGTTACCTACACAGGAACAAACACCTTCGTAGTTGGTCAGCTCGTAAGCATCTTGGGCTTTACTGGAACAACCTTTAACCTAAGCAACATGCCAGTCGCCTCCGCAAGCTCATCACAGTTCACTGTTACAGCTCCTATTTCAGGAACTGCAACTATCGCTAACGCCGTAAAGGGTGCGAGCGCTGTCGCTTGGTATCTTGGCACTATTACTACAGTAACTGCTGCTTCTGCTTCAGGTACTACCGCAGTATCTTACACAGCTAACACTGGCTCAACAGCTACTGTTACAGCTGCTTCAAACGCAACTGTAAACGGCGTTAACGTTGTTACTTACGTAGCTAACAACACATTTAACCCAGGAAACACTGTTTCTATCTCAGGTATCACAGGAACAACTGCCTACAACCTCTCTAACGTATCTATCTTGAACGCAACTCCTACACAGTTCACTGTGCAGAACGCCGCTTCAGGAACTGCCGTAACTGGTCAATCAGCTACCGCTACTGCGTCCTCATTGGTTATCGGTCAGCCTGTAACTGTTACTGGTCTTGCTGTTAGCTCAGGCACATCTTTGAACCTCGCTAACCTCCCAGTAGCCACCGCTAACGCAACAGGCTTTACTCTAACCAACGGTTCAAACATCACTGGTGCGTCTACCGCTGGTGCGGGTAACTGCGGGCTAGCTCAAGGATATGTAACTGCTACTGTTCCTAGCCTTGTTGGAAAGACAGCTGCGGAAGCAGACCGTCTTATCGCCATTGCTGACTTGAACACAGGAGTTATCAGCTACACCACAACTGGTGCTCTTGCACAAGACCAAAGCCTTACCGTCACAGGTGCGTCTAACTCAGGTGGAACTGTTACCTATGTAACTAACACTGGTTATGCTCCAGTTGCAGGTCAGACTATCTCAGTCTACGGCTTGCCAACAGCAGCGTTCAACCTCCAGAACGTGACAGTTGCTACAGGAAGCTCAACAGGCTTCACAGTAACTAACGCAGCTACTGGAACAACTGTTACAGGCTTCGTTGGAACTTCTGGAACTGTTACCGCAGCATCTTCTGATGGAACTAACCACACCTACACCGCGGCTAACACCTTCGTTGCAGGTCAAACAGTTACTATCAGCGGACTGGCTTACCCAGGATACAACGGAACATTCACCGTTATTGCTTCTGGTTTGAGCACAAGCTCATTCAAGGTAACACCTACATCACCAGTAGCAAGCGGTATCTCGCTCTCAAGCGCTAACGGCTTCTTCTTGGGTATCGGCGCAAGCGCTCGTATCCCACAGAACGCTAACTTGGTTGCTACTCAGAGCATCGCAGCTGGTGCTTCAAACATCCAGTCAGGTGCAGCTATTAACTACAGCGTCTTCGCTCCAATCGGAAACGAATCTGCTGGAACACAAGCTGGAACCTTTACCTATACCTATTAAGATATAGAGTAATAAAAAAGCCCCCTAGCAATAGGGGGCTTTTTCTATTTCATATACTTAGCTCTTCGGAGCCTACGCCTGTCTGTTTCTGTGGTTCCTGCCCAAATACCCTGCAGTGATGCGTCATTTAACGCGTATTCCAAACAAGGGTCTTTAAATTGACAAGCATCACATATAGGCTTAATACGCCTTAGGTTAGCCTTAGCGCCCTCTGGAGTCTCAGGAAAGAACAACTCAGGGTCAACCTGAGTACATACCTGAGACCCGTCAAAATACGGCGCTTTAGTACCAGTTATGCTTTTGCCAGAACTTCCATGCGTTAATGATTCCTGCTGGGTCACTTGGGCTCCCGTATCGTTTTTGAATGTATCGTAGGCCATATTTAATTTGTAAAGACGCGCTATATGTCTTGGTTACCTTGTAATTTCCCCATGTAGTTGGTAAGAACTGGGCGATACCTAAAGCGTGGCTTCTCATATTGAGAGCCTTAGGGTTGAAATGACTTTCAGACCCCCAAAGATGGTTTAAGGCATTCCATTCCTTAATAGAGAGACCCTTAGAGTATGTCGTTAGGAACGCAATAGTCTGTGGGTCAAAGTACTTCACATATGGGCTGGCTAAGGCTTTCTTAGCGGCAGACCGTGTAGTAGTTACTGTTAGATATTCGAGCGAAACTGTTACAGTCTTCTCGGGCTTAGCTGTAATAGGCAAAGCATGTACTACAGGTGTGAGCAACTGGCTCCACACTGTAAGACATACACCCGCCGTTCTAACTAACTTTTTTAAATCAATTACGAAATTGATTCTGATATTAAGCATCTCTGCTCCTCTCAGTCATATCTTTAGCATACACAAGGAAGTACAGCCAACGCCAACTCATAAGGGCGCATTTAGGTAAAAATATTTACTTTTTTTCTGTAAACTTGCATATATCGCACTTTTTGTGACCCTTATTACGGACAACTCAACGGCTCTCTGCATAAATCTACTATCGAGAACTGGGTTGACATTGGATACATCAACTGTTATAGCAACTACCTCATCCGCGCTATTCATAGGAGGCGTCATTCTGGGTGTTGTCCGCTGGGCATTGAAAAATCATACAGAAGCTCTGGTCAAAGAATACTTTTCAGAGTTAAAGCCTAACCACGGGTCATCCCTCAGTGATGTAATCCGTCTACAAGTATTGCCTCTAGTGCAGGAGCTTCGGGAAAATCAGAAGCACATAGAGAAGGTTGTAGACAAGGTGGATTCTAAAGTAGATAAGCTCGAAGGTCGCTTTGAGCAACACGTAGAGGAATGGGAATCCGAATGACCGACGCACACAAGCAGAGGATAACTAACCACTATGTGATGGTTTACCCTGACCACGCCCCTAGAGAAGATGACCCTCACTATAAAGATTTTGAGGCCTATCGCCGCAAGACCAAAGACACAGCTCGATGCGCTATTGGCGACCACCGAGATGATTTCTCTGAATGTCTAGGCGGCCTTGAGTTGCACCATTCGCACGTGGAATTCGCCCTTTTGAACAACGTTTCATTAGAGTGGCTAGAAAAAGATTACCCAGGCGTTTCTAATCCAGATGAGGTAGGCGCTTGGATTGAATCCGCAGCTAACTTGACTTGGTATTGCGAAGCACATCACCGCGGGCCAGGGGGCGTTCACCACGCAGCAGCCGCGGACTTTGAGGCTGAGAAGTATGTAAAGGGTTTAATAACAAAGGATGATAAGTGAGCTACACACCTGCTATAGGAGATTATGCTGTAGTACGCACTAATGGCGTGTTCGGTAAGCTTATTCGAATTGGCACACTTTCTCGCTGGAACCACGTAATTGTTTATGTTGGAGACGGTTGGAGTGTAGAAGCTAATCCTAAAGGTGTTCAGCTACGTCCGTTGAGCGAGTACGACGGAATGAGTCTGGCGTGGAACCAGCACGAAAACTTAACCCCAGAACATCGTGCTGCTATCGCGGCAAACGCCCGTGCGCTTGTTGGTAAAGAATATAGCTTTGCCACCATCTTTATTTTAGCTTTACGTATTCTAGGATTAAAGATACTTTCTAATTTTGCTGTTTTAAGGTACTTAGCAAAGAAAGAAGGATATATCTGCTCAGAACTAGTGGTCACTTGCTATGACAAAGCGGGCATTTCCATATCCGATAAACCAGATTACTTAACTACTCCAGGGGACTTAGCAGAGAGGTTGATGTACCAGTGACTTCAGGCGTTGATATCGTAAACATTGCCCGTACTCAAATCGGTTTTGTTGAAGGCCCAAACAACGAGAACCCTTACGGGTCATGGTACGGGATTCCAAACGAGAGCTACTGCGCGATGGGTGTTAGCTGGGTCTTTGCCCAAGCGAACGCATCTCATCTTGTTGCTGCTCAAACACCTAAAGGTTTTGCTTACTGTCCCGCAGGATTGACTTGGTTTCAAAAGAATAAACAAATTGTTGATAAGTACTCAGCGCTTCCAGGTGATATTGTCTTTTATTGCTGGTCTGGGAACGGGGTGGCAGACCATGTGGAAATCGTGGAAGCGGCCTCAAAAGACGGCATAACAGCTATTGGGTTTAACACTGGCCCTGAGTCTTATACAGGTAACCAAGGAAACGGAGATGGTGTATACCGCCGTCACCGCCCCTACCTTTACGTAATGGCTATCGCTCGCCCAGCCTATACAGGAAGCTCTGCGCCTACTAAATCACTCTCACAAAATAAAGGAGTAGCTGCTGGAGTAGCAGGAGCAACCGCCCTTACTGGAGGCGGTGTTGCGGCAATTCACACGGCCAACACCCCAGCTCCTATTCCTACGGCTAAGCCTACTGTAATAGTGGCTCCGCCTTTCCCAGGCTCATCCGTGTTCAAAGTAGGAGCTAAGGGCAAAGTAGAGTTGGTTGTGGCTAAGGCTTTGGCTAACGCTGGACTCATGCCTGCTAACTTAGTCTCTAATGTTCTAACCGCAGAAGAGATTGCGCTTATCCCTGTGTACCAAGGTCTATACCCAGGGCTTAAAGCTTCAAAGGGCAAAGGTATTGATGCGGCTACTTACACGTCTATGGTGGCTAAGGCTAATGAATGAGACACTTTCAGAAAATATCTGACTGGTGCTCCTCCGCTTTTGGCTCACCTTGGTTCTTAATTATCCATCTAGTCTTTTGGTCTTTTTGGATGACCTTCGCGGCTTTTGACCCGTACCCATTTAATCTGCTCACATTAACCGTATCTTTAGAATCTATCCTCTTGTCAGGACTTCTCTTGAACGCGACTAACCGCTCAGGGGATGAAGACAGGCGTATAATTACTAAAGACCTAAAACTTGACCAAGAGACCCACAATCACATTGAGGAGCTCCGACATCACGTAAAAGAGATATTGGAGCACATCCGTGGGGATAAAGCTTAACTTCAGTAGCCCAGCCCACTTAGCTATAGCTGGTTCGGCGGGGCTTGCAACATGGGCCGCGACAGGGTATTCTACTGACCCGAAACACCTTGTAGCTGTTGCCACAGCATCGCTAGCTGGTGTATCATCGCACACAGCGAGTTCGTCTTCACCTAACGTGCAGGCGGATTCACACATTGTAACGCCCTACGCCAATAACATAGAGGAATAAACATGAAACTTAGCGCTAAGTCTAAAGTCTTTATCGAGCACTACATCTACGGTCTTGCTTTGGCCGTTGTTGTAAACGTCGCAAAGACCGTATCAACTAAGGGTGCCCACAACTACTCAACCATCGCATGGTCTGTGGTCGAAGGTGTCCTTATGCCAATCCTTATCAAGGCTAACCCAAAGAGCCTTTACAACAAGGTATACGCATCAACAGGCATTCCTGAGGCTACTATCGCAAAGGTCGCAGACACAGCTATTGCTGATGTCGTAAAGACTGCCGCTACAGATGCCGCTGCTGCTGGGGTAGACCCAGTTAAGTAAGTTCGCAGAGAACCCAGAAGGCGCCCTTTCGGGGGCGCCTTTTGCTATACTCGTACTTGCGAATAAAGGGCTCTAGGAGGATTAAATGGCACTCAAGTGCGATAACTGTTTTAATGATGCGCAATATACCCATGCAGACCAAGGCGTAAGCCCAGCCCACTTCTGCCGTAACTGCCTACCACCAAATCTATACGAACGGGCTCAGGCAGGGCACTTTCCTGTTCAAGACCCCGATGCTAAAGAGACTCCAGTTGAGATTCCTGTTGCTAAGAGCAAATCACAGGTGCGCAGGATTGCTAAAACTGCAGACATCCCAGAAGAAGATGTCGTATTAGAGACACCTGTAGATGAGGATAATTAGACAAAAAGCTTTACAGGTACACCCAGTACCAGCACATGCCATGTCTCCAAAAGGACCATTTCCAAAAGAAATGATGGCTGAGCCCGTAATTGTGTACGAGTATGACTCTGCGTATGAAGTAGACGGCTCAGACTTTGAGCTAGGGGCTACAGTTCAAAATAACTTTAAACCACCAAAGTACCTTAGATGCAGCGTATGTCTTGCCCGCGTAATAGAGACTGAAACCCAATACCATGTCTGTGAGGATGTAGATGGAGAACTACAACCGCCGTCGAACGAGTAGAAGTTTTAAGGACCTCCAACGCCAAGACGAGGCTAACAAACGCCTTAACATTGCGTTGGCAATGGGTGAAAAAGTCCGCGGTGAAGGTGAGACTCGTAAGCAGTGGAGCGACTTTGAGGTGCAAGACGCTAGAGAAGTTACTCCTGTTTATAATCAAATGACCGCCCCTACTATTAATCCATCTAGGCCCAGAGCTCTAAAAATAGCCTACAGCAGAGAGGCAGAGAAGCTTGTAGTTAGATTTAGAGATGGAACTTGGTGGGAGTACAACGAGGTTCCAGTAGACATCTGGAATGACCTTAAAGTCAGTGATTCCACTGGGCGTTATTTAAAACACTCAGGGCTAGACCAGCACGACAACATGGGACCATTTAATCCAGATGAAATGCCAGAAGAAGTAAGGGTGATGTTTAACAACTAATGAAAACTTACGGACCACTATACGGCGGAACACTTAGATACTGGCATAAAAAGGCATTACCTATTGTAGAGGTAGGAAGTACACAAGAGACCGAGCATCCCTTTAGAAAAGGAAAGTGCCTAGTACTTAGAGCCCCTTTCACAGAAACAGGCCTTTACTTTGGCCTCTGGTACTATAATCCTAAAATTAATCCAGATGACGATTTAACAATAGATAAGATACTAGCTGAGGCTATGAGAGGCAGAGACGCCTGGAAGCCAGAGGAAGGACTATTTGATGATATTTTCTAAGTCTAAAGAGCCTTGGACTAAACCTTTTTCAGAAAAAGTAGCTAAGCGCATCTCTAGGATACCAACAGGAGAACTTGAGCTTTGGGTAGACCAAGCCTTGTATGAAGTAGGGCGTTGCATGTCCAGCTACCAAAAGAATAGACAAGCCGTTTATCTAGATGAAGCCCTCAAAGGCGCGGAAGCATTGCATGCAGTGGTTGACGAACTGCACAATCGAATGACGCGTTAATAACTAATCTTATTGGTGTGATACACTAAGCCTAGCCTCTTGTCCTCTCCCCGTAGGGGCAGCAGAACGCCTGAGTTTAACAACTCAGGCTTTTTGTTCTAAATTAGACTAGAGGCATATGGAACACTTAATAGACGAAGAAGACGAAGAGTTTGACCCCGAGATTGAGGGCGAACCCGCTCCTGAAGAACAGGAGGATGAGCTTGACGAGCTTTCTAAAGAGTTTGTAAAGAAGCTCATTGACCGTTGCATCCAATTTATGGATGCCCTTGTAGGCGTAGACGACGGTGAAGAACACGCTCTTCGCCCCTACCAACTACCTCTTGCCCGACGCATCATTGAGTCTGTAATCATCAATGACGGTGAGGAAATCACAGCTCTGGCCGCTCGTCAGTCAGGCAAATCAGAAACTATTGCTAATACAGTAGCTACTCTAATGGTACTTCTACCTCGCTTAGCAAAGATGTACCCAGACCTGCTAGGCAAGTATAAACATGGCCTTTGGGTAGGTATGTTTGCTCCAGTTGAGACTCAGGCTGAAACTTTGTTTGGTCGTACCGTCAACCGCTTAACATCTGAGCGCGCCTTGGAGGTTCTGGGTGACCCAGAGATTGACGACAGTTTAGGTAAGGTCCCTGGGGTAAAGCGCCAAATCAAATTGAAGAACTCGGGCTCTCGTATTGTAATGATGACTGCGAACCCACGAGCTAAAATTGAATCAGAATCGTTCCATCTGGTAGTTATTGATGAGTGCCAAGAAGCTGATGATTTTATCGTTTCTAAATCTATTTCCCCTATGTTGGCTGCATATAACGGAACTATGATTAAAACAGGTACTCCAACCACCCATAAGAACAACTTCTACAAGGCCATACAGTTTAATAAGCGTAGGCAGACCGCGCGTAACCGCCAGAACCACTTTCAATGGGATTACAAAGATGTTTCTAAGGTTAGCGCTAACTATGGCAAATACATTAAAAAAGAGATGCTCCGTATCGGTGAAGACTCTGATGAATTCCAGATGAGTTACAACTGCCTTACTCCAGACACCAAGGTACTTACTGGAGACTTGCGATATGTAGAAATAGGCTCAGTACAGGTAGGGGATATTTTAGTAGGCTTTGACGAGGAAACTCAAACAAAGGGCGCACATCGTAAGATACGTGAAACTACTGTAATTAAAGCGGAACGCATCTTTCGTCCTACCTATGAGATTGCGTTATCTGATGGCACTGTGGTTAAGGCTTCTGACGGTCATTTATGGCTAGTATCAACCGCAGGTCGTCGCACCGTATGGAAGCGCACGGACGAGCTAACTTCCACCGACTGTATATTTAAAATCTTTGATACGTGGAAGCACATTGAGGACTATCGCACAGGTTACCTATCCGCAGCCTTTGACGGAGAAGGTCACTTCTCTCGGCAAGCAATGCTTGGGTTCTCTCAACGTGAAAACGTGATGCTTGGTAAAGTGCGAAAGTTCCTAGACGAATTAGGCTTTAAGTACTGGGAACGCCATGAGACTGGGACCAACAATGATGTGACGGTCCTTCATATTGCTGGTGGTCGAGCAGGGATGTCTCGTTTCTTAGGGCAAATTCGTCCTGAGCGTTTACTTCAAAAAGTGGACCTTAATTCATTTGGCTCTATTGGTCGCCATGATTTTGTGGGGCAGGACTTTGAGCACCCGCTAGTGCTATCGGTGACTTCTGTTGGAGAACAAGAAGTCGTTGCGCTTGAGACTACAACTCAAACTTTTATTGCAGAAGGCCTCGCGTCGCATAACTGTAAATGGCTTCTTGAACGAGGCATGTTCGTTACCTCTTCCGTTATGGATAACCTTGGCGATACCTCTATGGAGCTCCAACGCGCATGGCACCGTACCCCAGTAGTTGTAGGTATTGACCCAGCTCGTAAAATTGACTCTACAGTTGTAACGGTAGTGTGGGTTAACTGGGATACTCCAGATGAATTTGGGTACTACGACCACCGCGTACTTAACTGGCTTGAGCTTCAAGGAGATGACTGGGAAGACCAGTACTTCCAGATTGTTAAATTCTTAGAGGCCTACGACGTTATGTACGTGGGTGTAGACGCCAACGGTGTGGGTGACGCAGTTGCCCAGCGCTTAAAGCTTTTGCTACCTAGAGCTGAAGTATTTGCTGTAGGCAGTAGCCAACCAGAGCAGTCTAAGCGTTGGAAGCACCTAAAAGCTCTCATTGACCGCGAGCTCATTGGATGGCCTGCCCATGCTAAAACACGCAGATTGCGCACATGGAAGCGCTTTTATCAACAGATGACTGACCTAGAAACTAAGTTCACTGGGCCTAACTTCTTGGCAAAAGCTCCTGATGAGGCACACGCCCATGACGACTACGCAGACAGTCTGGCTATCGCCTGCGCTTTAACTTTAGATATGACACTGCCTCAAGTAGAGGTCTCTAGTTCACCATTCTTTAGATAATTCGGCCTTTAGGCTGACTTACGCGTAAATATGTAGCACACTTTTCTATGAGGTACCTCAACCTATAAGGAGTTTAATAATGGCAATAGCACCAGAACCAAAGTTCCCAGAGCGTCCAGGAACAGTTTACGACCGCAAGTTCTCACCAGCTACACCTGGTCAACGCGGACCACTTCGTTTTGAAGAGGGAGTTGCAACAGACACTGACGTCCCACAGGAATTCACAAAGGGCGCAATGTCGGGTTATATCCCAGCACCAGGCCGTCCAAACCACAATGCAAACGTTTTCGAGAAGCTTCCAGAAGAGACAATGCGTGAGCGCGCTCACGTTGGTTCTGCTGCATGGGTAGAGGCTCCAGACCACCTAGCTGAGTTCGCTGCTGGCGGTTTCGCTGACCACGGCGATAACCGTATCGAGGAAGTTGCTCGTAACGGCGGTTACCAAAAGGCTGGCAATCCAGCAGTCGTTAACGACTAAGTAATAGGAATCCTCCCCGCCGTCCTAGTTCGCTAGCACTGGCGGGGCTTTTCTAAGGATTATTGATGGCACTTATTTCAGGTAAGTCAGTTAAGCAGGGGCCTAAGGGCGAACCCGCTAACCCAAAGCTATGGAACATGATTACAACTCAAGCTCGTTCTAAGTTCAGCACTTACCCTTCCCCCGCTGCAGCTCACTGGGTTCACGCCAGATATGAGCAGCTTGGTGGAAAGTTCGTACCATCTAAGAAAGACATTGACCCAAGGTTCAGGGATTACGCGCACGAAGAGCAAGAGAAAAAAGAAGAAACTGCTAAGAAAAAGGTTACTAAGCCAATCGGCAAAAACCTTATTCGCGGTGAGCATTTCAGATAAACCTTCTTTAAATCTATTTAGGTATTTTAATGGTAAGATTAGCTTTCTATTTGAAAGAGGTGATTAGGTGAGCGGTATGGATTTCTCCCCACCGAGTTACCGCGCAGCATCCTCTGATTTAACCATCTCCATTTCTCCACTAGGACTAGTGGAATTGGCAGATGAAGAGTTTGAAGTACACGGTCCCCGCCTTAACCGTTACAGCCTTCAATGGGCTATGTACCTAGGCCACCACTACTCTTATCGTCGTCAAACAGGCGAAACCCAAATGATGCTCAACTATTACAGAGCATTCTCAGACTTTCTAATTAACTTTACATTCGGTAAGGGCGTTAACTTCCGTAGCCCTAAAGAGACCGAAGCTATTGTCCCAGACCTACTTGAGCGCGTATGGGAAGTAGATAACAATAAGGCTACTGTTCTATGGGAAATCGGACAACAAGGAACTGTCTCAGGCGACTGCTTTATTAAAGTCGCTTACGAAGAGGCCTACGTAGACCCAGCTAGGCGTCAACACCCTGGACGAGTCCGCATCCTCCCTCTTAACTCTTCTTTCTGTTTCCCAGAGTTCCACCCCCATGACCGCGAACGTCTTGTGCGTTTTAAGCTCAAGTACAGATTTTGGGGTTGTGTAGACACTGAAACAGAAGCTCTAACACGCTCTGGGTGGAAGAGATATGATGAATTAGTTGATGGGGATGAAATTCTTACTCTTGACCCTAATACTGATGAAATCCAGTGGAAATCTGCTCTAATAAATATCTATGATTATTCAGGGCATATGGTTCAATGGTCTAATCACATCAATGCTGTCTCTACCCCTAATCATAGGTGGTTAGTCGAAAAACAAGTAGGTAGGAATGACACCCTAGCTTATGAGAGACAAATCGCCCGTACAGAGATAGGAATAGATGGAGACCCAAGTATCTCGGACCTCCGAAATGGAAGTCGCATTATAGTAGGTGGTGGAACTCCACGGGCTTTTTCTACTACTAAAACGATAGAAGATGAAGTTGTAGAGACGTTAGCTTGGTACATATGTGAAGGAAATGACCATACAAACCAAAATGGATATCGTTCTGGGAGAATATCTCAAAGTTCTATAGTTTATCCAGAAAAGACAGAGCGTATCCGTACTCTTGCTAAATGGTGGAGGGATACTAAAGGAGCCAGTTTCTCTGAGGGAGTTATTAAACCTCGCGGGGTTGTTGAATTTTATCTGGGTAAGGGTACTTTTGGAGTATTAGATACTTTGGCACCTAATAAAGAAATAACTCCAGAACTTATAACCAGTTTGACCGCAGAACAAGCATCTCTCTTTTATGAAACGCTATTAGATGCAGACGGTTGCAGAACCCATGGAGATAAGAAAACTACCCGATGGACTCAATTAGATGCTGGTCGTAAGGATTCTTTCCAAATGCTGGCAGCTATGCTAGGTATTCGTTCTAATATCACATCAGATAATGAAAAAGTACAGGTTTATAGTAAGAGACACATCCTCTCTGACTATACGTCAGCTAGTGCCCAAAGGGTATATTTAGAGGATGGAAAGATTTGGTGTCCTACAGTAGATGGTGGTATTTGGTTTGCCCGTAGAGAGGGGTCTACATATTGGACGGGTAATACATCACTAGAAGGCACACGTCAGGTGTTTACCTATACAGAAATCCTGACAGACGACGTAATTGAGGAATACATCAATGATGAGCTTATTGACTCCCGCCCTAATCCGCTCGGCACTATTCCTGTTATTCATATTCCGAATGTTCGTATTAGTGGTAGCCCTTGGGGTCTCAGCGACTGCAACGACATTATTAACATTAATCGCGCTTATAATGAAACTGCCACTGATATTGCTGACATTGTTAACTATCACGCAGCGCCAGTTACGGTCATTATTGGAGCAAAGGCCTCACAACTAGAAAAGGGCGCCAACAAAGTATGGGGCGGACTTCCAAAAGACGCTCGCGTTGAGAACCTTGAAGGCGGAGCACAAGGACTAAAGGGAGCCATGGAGTTCATGGCTATGATGAAAAAGTCCATGCACGAGATGATTGGTGTTCCAGAGACTGCTCTTGGACAAGCACAACCTATCTCTAACACCTCAGGCGTTGCACTTTCTATTCAATTCCAGCCTTTGATGAACCGTTACCACCAGAAGATTATTCAGTACTCGCACGGACTAGAGCGTGTTAATGAGCTTATCCTCCTAAATCTTGCTCTAAAGGAACCTGAGACCTTTATTTGGGACCCTAACTCAAGCACTACTCCGTTAAAGCAAGGTCAACTTGCACAGTTAGACGTTAACGACCCCCTTACTTTCCGTTCATATGTTCACTTCCCACAGCCACTCCCACTAGACAAGCTGATTGCTCTTAACGAAATTCAATCTAAGTTGTCCCTTGGTCTTGAGTCTAAAGAGGGAGCGCTTCGCTCTCTTGGTGAAGAGTTCCCAGCAGAGAAGCTCACTGAAATTCGTCAAGAACTTCAAGATGATGCCCTTGCTGATGGCGCACTTAAACTTATTCAAACACAGATTGAGCAGGACATCCTGGCTCTTACAGGCGCACAGCCTGGTGCCGCTGGTGCTCCATCTACCCCAATGGGTGGTCCTGGAGCTCCTGGTGGAGATGTACCAATGACTCCTACTGAACCTGTCGTACTAGACGAGGCCACTATCGCCGCACAAATGGGTGACCAAGGCGTACGCGCCCGCCTCGTAACTGATGCTTACGGAACCAAACTCCCACAGAGAAGGGTCCCGCAAGACTACGAAAAATAATGCTATTTAAGCAGACAATTTCGCAGTATAAAGAGAAAATAAAGATACTAATAAACGTTAGGTCATATGTGCTACGAGCTTAGGCTCATTCGGAAAACGACCCCTAGGATGCAAAGGATATAAGTATGTCAGATACTGCAAATGCAATGGCTAATGCTTTTGAAGCAGAAGCTGGTACAGCTCCAGTTGTAAATGTGTCGGGCGTTGACGCGCCTACTGTTAACACTACTGCTACGAATGCAGCTACTCCAAAGTTTTATACTGAGGAAGACTTAGCTCGTGTTCGTTCGCAAGAGAAGGACAAGCTTTACCCAGAAATCGAAAGATTGAAGGAACAAGTTAGCTCTCTTGCTAAGGAGAAGGAAGAAAAAGCCGCTCGTAAGGCAGCTCAAGCAGCAGAAGAAGCTGCAGAAGCTGAGGCTCAACAAAAGGCTAAATTGGAAAGTGACTTGGACGCCAAGGAACTTCTAAAGCTTAAAGAGCAAGAGTGGCAAGAGCAGTTGGCACGTGAGCGTTCGGAACGCGAAACGGCCTTCGCTCTTCTGGAGCGTGAACGAGAGTTCGCAAACTTGCAGAATTATAAGCAACAACTGCTTGACGCTGAAGGCGACAATGTTATGCCACAGCTTCTCAAGTATCTTCAGGGTAATACCCGTGAAGAGCTTGAAGCTAGCTTGGCAGATTTGAAGGCTCAGTCTGAAAGCATTTTGACAGATGCGCAAGCTGCTATCCAGCAGCAGCGTAAAGAGCAAGTTGGAACAAGGGCGACCTTGCCTCCTAACGGACCTCTCGAAACCAATATGGAGCAACGTCAGTTAACGCCGCAAGAAATTGCAGCAATGCCGCTAAACGAATACGCAAAGTACCGCGACAAGCTTCTAAGCCCTGCCGCTCGGAATCAATCCCGTGGTTTGTTCGGCTAACCCACAACCTCAAAACTATTAACAAGGAGTCATAGCTAATGGCATCAGGAATTACAGGTACAGGTAACCTTGCCGCGTCACCTACAGCCTATTCAGGCACAAACACCCAGCTCACCCAAGCGATTCAGACAATCTGGTCCAAGGAAATCTTGTTCCAAGCAATGCCTATTCTTCGCTTTGAGCAATTCGCAGTTAAGAAGACAGAACTCGGCGTAGCCCCTGGTCTTCAGATTAACTTCATGCGTTACAACAACCTCGGCTTTGCTTCACCGCTCGTCGAAGGTGTTCGTATGCAGACAAACGCACTTACAGCTCAACAGTTCTCAATCACAGTAACAGAGCATGGTTATGCTCTTGCTGTTTCTGAGCTTCTCTTGAACGCATCATTCGATGACGTTATGGCTTCAGCCTCACGTCTTCTTGGCCGTAACATGGCTATCTATCTTGACCAACTCTCACGCGACACTCTCTACCAAGCATCTTCAACCATTTATGGTGAAGACCGTTCAGCGCTCACTGCTGTTAACAACTGGTACGCAGATGGAACAAAGGGTACATCTCGTGCGTCACTGACAGGTACTTACTACATGACTCCTCACACCGTCAAGGACGCTGTTGAGAGCCTAGCAACCAAGAACATCCCTCGCCTCGGTGAGACCTATGTATGTTTCGTTCACCCACACCAAAGCCGCAAGCTTCGTGACATGCCTGAATTCATTGAAGTCACAAAGTACGCTGCTCCAGGAAACTTCATGCTCGGTGAAATCGGCCGTTTGTATGACTGCGTATTCATTGAGACCACTCAGGTTCTCAAGGTCGCTGGTGGAGCTGGTACTTCTTACACTGCTGATACAGCTGTAGCTAACCCAACCATCACCCCTGGTGGAGGTTACACAACTCCAGCTACCCTCACAGGTAACGGAGCTAACGACCGCTACTCAGCTATCTTCATTGGAGATAACGCATTCGGTCACGCAATCTCACTTCCAGTCGAACTCCGCGATGGCGGTATCTTGGACTTCGGTCGTGAGCACGCACTTGCTTGGTACTCAATCTTCGGTCTTGGTCTTATCACTGACCAAAGCGTCATCATAGCCGAAACCAATTAGCCTAAACAGTGGTGAGATTATCCTAGTAGGCAAATGACCTACTAGGAGGTCTTATTATTATGGCAGTACAGCATGTTAAAAGTGAGTGCCCGAAAGGACCTTAAAGGCCGCGGTAAAGTACTTACAGTCAGAAACCAACTAATCACAACTAAATAGCTAGAAGGGCGGGGGCGTTGAACCCCCCGCCTTATCCAACCGAGATACTAATTAGGAGAATACAAATGGCTAAAGCAAAGCCCACTGATGTAACGGGTCGTATGCGCGAAGAGCTAGCTGCTAAGAACATTGAAGCTACTCAAGAGGCAGCGAACAAGATGTCTATGGCAACAGCTCAAGCAAAGATTGACCTTGAGACCAATGTTATTGACGCAACAGTTCCAGAGCGTCAAACCGTGATTGTAGATGAAGTAATCACAGTCGCTAATCCAGATGAGGATTACGTTGAAATCCGCGTTATTGAGGATGTTGAAAACATGACCTTAGGCGCAGGAAACACATACAGCTTTAAGGCAGGACAGCGTTACAAGGTAACCCGTCATGTTGCACAGCACCTGAAGGAAAAAGGTCGTCTAGCTGGAGTTATCTAATAGATAACTAAAGAAGTGGGCGCCTCTTCGGGGGCGCTTCTTCGTTTGTACAGACTTTTATTAAAAAATCCGACACCATTGGATATGTTGATGTGAGGAGTTTTCTTAGTGGCCACAGTAGTTGACCTAATCTCAAGAGTAAGACTTGAGCTTGGAGACCAAGCTTCACAGTTTTCTTACTCAGCGACGGGTGATGGCTCTACAACCACCTTCAGCTTAGGCTATAAGCCTGTTGACCCCACTACTCTATTAGTAACTGTAGCCAACACAAACATACCTACCCCTGCTGGGTACACCCTTGAGCAGGATACTGGAGTAATCCATTTTGTTACACCCCCAGCCGCAGCCGCTTCTATAGTGGTCAGTGGCATTCATTATCGTTATTTTACAGATGACGACATCACTATCTTTCTTAATACAGCCATTGTTGAGCATACTTTTAACCGCACAGACGTCTACGGCTCTCAGATAACCGTAGCCACCATCCCTTCTGTAGAGGAGTACCCAATCGCGGTACTTGCTATCGTGGATGCCCTTTGGGCTTTGGCAACCGACGCGGCGTTTGATATTAACATTACCGCCCCAGACGGCGTAGTTATCCCACGCTCACAACGGTTCTCTCAGCTCAGCATGCACATTGAAAAGCGCATGGAGAACTACAAGATGCTCTGCGCCCAGCTTAACGTGGGTCTTTATCGTATTGAAATGGGTACGCTTATCCGCACCTCGCGTACAACTAACAAGTACATCCCTATCTACATGGGTCAAGAAGTTGATGACTCTCGCCAGCCAGAGCGCGTTTACATCAATAACAACCTCATGGGCCGCAATGCTCCCATTGCGTACTGCAACGTACAAGACATTGTTCTATATCAAGGTGACTCATTCTATACAGAAATAGATTTCCCATTTGATATTACTGGACTCAACTTTAAAGCTCAGATTCGCACCTACCCTAACTCGCCATCTCTGTATGGAACCTTCACGATTACTGTACTCTCCACCAGCTCATCAGTTAGTAAGATTGGCCTTACCCTCACCAATTCAGATACTGCGTATATGCCTGTCCGTGCTTTCTGGGATTTGCAAGCAACATCCGCTACAAGCTCAACTTATGAGCAGACTTATGTGCGCGGACAAGTATTCACTATCCAGCAGGTGACCCTTGACTAGTTGTGGCTGTGGTTATAACGGAGGACCTGGCTGCACCTGCGTAGCCCAAACAATTACTATTATTCCTCCTGCGTCTATTCCTATTGTTATTGGAACTGGGCAAGGCGGAGCTGTAGGCGCGCAAGGTACCCAAGGTGTTCAGGGTACTCAAGGTCTCCAAGGAACCCAAGGTGTCCAAGGCGCCCAAGGTGTTCAAGGAAATCAAGGAGTACAAGGTATTCAAGGGTCCCAAGGCTTACAAGGACTTCAAGGTTTTGGATACGCACAACTTCAGGGAACACAAGGCTTACAAGGTGCGCAAGGTGTGCAAGGAAGACAGGGCGTACAGGGTACGCAAGGTGTTCAAGGCGTACAAGGCACTCAAGGAAACACAGGTATTCAGGGTTATCTAGGAAACACTGGAGCCGCTGGCGCCACGGGTTCACAAGGTACTCAAGGAGTTCAGGGTTCTCAAGGTTTACTTGGAGCGCAAGGGTACCTTGGTAATGCTGGTGCACAAGGTGCTCAAGGTACACAAGGTTTACAGGGCACCTCAGGTGCTCAAGGAACAGCGGGCGCGCAGGGTTACTTAGGTAATGCTGGTGCTCAGGGCGCTCAAGGAACTCAGGGTCTGCAAGGAACTCAAGGGTTACAAGGAGCGCAAGGTACTGCTGGTGCGCAAGGTTATCTTGGTAACGCGGGTGCTCAAGGAGCGCAAGGCGCACAAGGAACTCAGGGCATTCAAGGCTCTTTAGGAGCGCAAGGCTATTTGGGTAATACGGGTACTCAGGGCGCACAAGGCGCACAAGGAACTCAAGGTCTTCAAGGCTCATTAGGTGTACAAGGAACTATTGGAACTTTAGGCGCGCAAGGAACCCAAGGTACTCAAGGTACGCAAGGTCTTGGAACTCAGGGCTCTCAAGGAACTCAAGGGTTACAAGGAGCGCAAGGTACTGCTGGTGCGCAAGGTTATCTTGGTAACGCGGGTGCTCAAGGAGCGCAAGGCGCACAAGGAACTCAGGGCATTCAAGGCTCTTTAGGAGCGC